AAAGCAGAAAAATCCTGATCCCAAACGTCCGCAGTTTATTGAACAAATGAGAAAAGTTTGGAGTAAATTTGAAGCGGCAACACCGAGAGATTTTAGAGGTTATGTACACGGAGATTTGTTGTACTTTGATACACCCAAAGAAAACAAAGGTAGATTAATTTTTCAACCTAACACAACACAGTACAGTGTTGATCCACGTAGTGAAATTGGTAAAAAGATTGCTAACAGTACAGCAGGCGTAGTGTTACATGCTCATATTGATTTAGATGGTAATACTAGCGATGTAGATGCTAGTAGATTTTTACCAGGCGAATTATTGATTATGCCACCAGCAGTGGTAAGTCATACTCCTGAAATTGATGTTCCAGAATTGGATAGATTGGAAGACACTGTTAATCGCAGTAAGGGTGCTATTGAGAAACTTCTTACTGTACCACAAGAATTAAGAATGAAAAACTTTAACCAGTTTTTATACACATACATTAACAACAGTGCTAAAGCAGGAGACTTAAACGACTGGAGTTTGAACAACTTTGCCAATTGGGTTGACCGTAGTAATTTAAGTAACTCAGCAAAGCAAAAAGCGTTACAGTGGGCTCAAGATAACGAGCAAGGATTCGTTGCTTTGTTTGATATTATACATGGTATTATGAAAGTCAAGAACGCAATTATTCGTGAACTTGACAGTAAGCCAGCAGACATTCAGGCAACCACTGGTGGTAATCCAGGTGGTGAAGGTTATGTTATTGGACGAGATAGAAAATTAGTTAATCGTGACGAGTTTACAAAAAATAATATGACGAGAGAACGATAATGGAAGAAAAAAGATACACAGCGGCACAGTATGCTAGAATGGTTGGAGGTCATCCAATGGATGAAGATGAACAGTACACATACGATTTTATTCATGAGCTCCAAGAGTCAAGAATGTTCCGTACAAAAGAACAAATTGCTGGTGGCGGTGCTAGAGTATTAGCAGATCACTTGTTTGTTAATCTGTTAAGTTTGTATGCTATGAGCCAGGATTATAACTATGCTCCTGTTGCTAAAAAATATGCTCAACAAACAGTATTACCAGGAAACTTTAACAGACCTAGTCCAAGTAATACTGATCTTTATATGACATTACATAGTTTAAAAAATTCTGATAGATACATGGGCAAAGAAAAAGATAGTATGCTCATGGATAAGATAAGACTTAACGACAGACAAATCAAAGTCTTCCTAAACAAAATTAGAACAGGAAATATTAACAAAGGTCAAGCACAAGCATTTTTCTATAAACTAGAAAAAGATTTAAAAATTATGGATCCAAAAATAAGAGCTGCCAGACGTTTAGCTCAGAATTGGGAAACATTAACTACTCAACAACGAGAATTAGTTGGCACACAATTAAACCAATATTATAGACTACATGCTAGACGCAGTGACATGATGCCACTGTTTACTAGTTTTGCTAAAGATAATAAGTTGGTTTTAACAGACAAGGAAAAGTCAAGTATCGCCGGAACACTAGCCAAGGCTGCTGTAGGTTTTGCGGCTGGATATGCGATAGGCAAATCTTATAAAATATGACATCAGTTAACAGACCTGGCGAGCAATCAACTACAGGCTATGACTTCTATACAGCGTACAGTTTAATCGATATTACTGATACCAAGGATAACAATCCCAAAGGAAGTCAACCTAGTTTTCAACAGGCACAAAATCTCAATACTCTAGTACAAATACTAGCACTAAGAACTCAACTCACACTTAGTTTTGTACAAAAGCGTGAATTACAAAATCTATCAAACTATCATTTTGGTAGTGACTATACTGGATTACAAAATGTTTGGGTGTATAAGTTTGGCAGCGAAGCATCAAACGTGTGGGCAAAAGAAGAAGATATGACTTTTTTTGCTAGAGCAGATTGTGATCGGGTACCAGTTTATACAGGTTTAGATGAAACTGCTGATACTGAACCCATGTTTATTACAAATAGTAATAATATATTAAATCTGTACTTTGAAAAGAGCAAGATTGTATAAATACGATAAAGCAAAAGTACAAGAGTACGAGGTGAAAATCAGCTCAGTATAGACTAGGACAGCACAACCTATGGCGATGCAACAGTCAAGGCTAGAGCGTGAAAATCTTGAGGCACATGTAGATTTATGTGCGGAGAGATATCGCGTGTTAGAAGAAAAATTAGACAATTTAGATAAAAAGTTTGATAGGATCGAGTCGGCTGTTCGTGAGCTAACTGATAAACAAGCTCAAGAGAAAGCAAGTAGTAATAAACTACTAATTGGAGCAGCGGCAACAGTTATTGCTGGTTTATTGAGTACTGTAGTCCTGCTACTATTGAATTTACAAGGACTTGGTTAAAATGTTTTTTACAGAAGAGTACAATACTGTTCTAAGTGAAGCAAAACTAGTGTTTGCCAAGCGTGGAAATAAAGTAGTTAAAAAGTTTCGTTGTACAGTAGGTAAAAGAAAAGGCAGAGTTGTTACTAACCCAGCACAATGTACTAAGCCAATTGATCTAAAAAAACGTTTTACTCTTAAAAAGACTAAAATGGCAAAAGGTGCTAGAATGAATAAAAAAGCACAGAGAACAAAGAAAATAAATCCAGCAAGTAAAATTGTAAGACAACTAAACAAGGCAAGAAGATAATGGATATTCAAGGAAACAGTATTATTGATACAGTAATCGAATACGCAAATGTAAAGTTTGGTGTTGAGATGAATCCTGAGCAACTAGGTGAGCAACTAAAACAAATGAAGTTTAGTGAAACACTAAAACTTGTTGATGCCATCAAAAATGAAGACGATACTAAGTTTAGTGAAATTATTGATATGAGCGCCAGCGTTGAAGAAGCAGGTTATGGTTCAGCAGGTACAAATCCTGGTGGTGCTAGAGCCGCTGATGACGCCAAACAAGGCGCAGTAGCCGCTCGCAGAGCAAACATTTCTGGACAAGATGCTGCTAGAGATGGAACTGCTGTTGGTAGAACAACTGCTGGTAGTGCGATTTCTCCTACTGGCACAGGTGGTGGTCAAGGCGGCGGAAGCGGAACTCCTGATCCAGATGATATGGAACGTGCTGATAATGCCGCAAATATTTCAAGTGTACAACAGCAAGCACAAAACAACAGTTCTGAAATCGAGAGATTAAAACAACTGTCGCAAGGTAGATAATATGAGATATGTGGAATCACCAGGCGGGCTACCAATTTTCCTAACTAATTTAGAGTACAAGTGTTACGACAAAATGAACGAACAAGTATGTAAAGAAGACTTGGACGAACGTGATAGAGATATTGCTCGTAATCTTGTTAGTCGTGGTGTGTTAAATCGCATCACTCGTGAAGGTAAAACATATTTTTGTAAAGCCAAAGGGAGTATAAGTCATGACAGTTGATAACGAAATGCTAAAGATTTTAGAAAATCTTGAAAATGCTCAAAGTATTCATGAAAAAAAGATTGAAGACAGAGCGCAAGGAAAACATGTAGTAAATGAAAACAGTCAAGAAATGTATCAAATTTTAAAACGTCTGGAAGATGCTACTACAAACGTTAGTAAACAAATCGCCCAAGAAGCAAAAACTGATACAAAAGCCGCCACTGGCTTAATGCACAACAGTGCTATTAACATGGGCGGTTTTTCAGTTTTGATGGAAAAGAAAAGTGTTAATAGCAAGTATAAAAAGACTTACTACACTATTACAGATAGTACGGGCAATGTAATACATGAAGACATTGCTTTATTTGAAAGTGCTATGGGCATTTTAAAAGAATTAGTGTTAGGGAAAACTAGCAACACTAAAAAAATTATTGATTTAGATAATTCTTATGCTTCTCATTTACAAGAAGCCGCTTACCACAAAGAACGTTCAGTTATGATAACTGAAGGTTACAAAAAAGATATTGCTCTTGCTAAACAATCAAGTGCTATGAGTAAACTATCTGGCATTAAAAAGCAAATCAAGTCTTTAATCTAAGACGAGAATAATCACAAATTTTAATAAATACAATATAGAACAATTTAGCGAGGGTTTAACCATGAATTTATATGATTTACAGGAGAATAGATTCGCAAAAGTGCGTAGAGCATTGGCGGATGTATTCGAGTCAGACTTTGACTTCGGTATGCCTGTGGAGAAACTAGAAGGTATCCAGAAGGCAACCACACAAAAAATTAAAAAACTAAGAGAAAACGGTGTTGACACTACTGACAAGCGTTTTCAGAAACTTTTACTTATTGCCGAAGGTCTTAAAATGGCAATTACAGAAGTTGGTCCAGTAAGAGCCGACGGTAAAAGAGTTAAAGTTAAAGAAGCAAACGAATCATTAGATCAAGCAGAAGTGCTATTAGCGGCAAAACAGTTAGCGGACGACATCCAAAAGATGGCTGAGGACCTAGCAAGTATGCAAGTTGAAGATCTAATGAGTATTACAAATGCTATGAAAGAAGAAATTGGTGCGGCTGAAGCAGACGCATTTAACATGGCAGTTGAACAAGCAATTGGTGGCGCACTAGAAGCAGTCAAAGCGGCTAACGAAGCAGTTGGTAATGCTGTACTAGCGGCACAGGGCATGCCAGTAGACAACATGGCTGCTGACCCAGGTATGGAAGATCCAGCAATGGATCCAGAAGCACCTGCTGAAGAGCCTGCTCCAGAAGAAATGCCAGACGATTTTGAAGGCGCAGATGCCGCTGACGAAATGAGTGACGATGCTGGTCGTGAAATGAAGGAAGCAGTTACTCCTGAGCAAGCATATCTACAAGCAATTAAAATGATTAAAGAAGAGCAAGTAGATGGCAAGATTAGTAAAGACGCTGTTAAAAAGGCATTTGAAAGTTTGAAGATGCTAAAGAAAGTTAAAGAAGGCGGACAAAGTGGTACATTTATGAACACTGCTGGTATTGATGCTAGTGACTACGGTGGAACATCAAAACCTAAGAAAGCAGCACCAGCAAAAGCGCCAGCAAAAGCACCTGCTAAAAAAGGCGGAGCTCATATGAGCAAAGGCCCTATTGAAGTGGACTTTTAATAAAAATGCGTTACGCTGACTTAGTTCGTGAAAATACTAATGCTCAAGATGCTGTACTTGACTTACTTGTTAGTTTAGCAGGTGATGATGTTAACAGCATTGCTATTGATGTATTAGTTGATGAATTAGGCAGCCAAGGTATTGACGTAGACAAGAAATCGTTATTTGATCTTCTTAGCACCCTCGCAATAGTTAGGAACATTGAAAACGGTGTTGTTTATTTTACAAGTGATTCAGATCAGAGTGCGGGCATGGATGATGGCGCACCTGATCCTGAACAACAAGACAAACAAGTTGATAAACTTGCTAGACAACAAGTAGACAAAGAGATAAAAACATGAGTGTAGGATTAAATGCCGCTCAAGCAAGAGCAAAAAGCCAACAGGATATGATTATTTTTACGGAAGTAAACAGTATCATGGAGGCAATTATAACAGCCAGTGGCAGTTATGCTTACACAACTACTATCTCAGATGGTACTACAATGACCGAAAGCACACCAGAGACAACTGTTACTGGTACTGTTGCTAACCCTACTGTTGTTAATGGCGAAACACTTATCATTAACGGAACAACAATTACATTTGGCACAACAGGAGTAAACTTAAACAGTATTATCGCTGACATCAATGATGCTGGTGTAACTGGCGTAGTTGCTAGTAAAGATAGCAGTGGATATCTAGTGCTTACTATTACTGCTACAGCCACTAGTTGGACATATGATATTGATGCGGCAAGCACTAGTTTAACCTCTCTTGGTTTAACTGCTGGAACATTTACTATTGCTAATCCATCAAGCACAACATTTTTTGATACTTGGCAAGGCACAACAACTGATCGTGGTAAAACACAACAGATGGACGAAGTTATCAAATACTTCCAGAACCTTGGTTACAAAGTAGAAAGAACAACTAACACCTCCTCAAATAAAACATTCCAGTGGAACATTTACTGGTAATTTTTTCATTGACAAGTTATTGATATTACTGTAATATATATATTATGGTCAATATAACTTCCCCTTACGAATATAAAGAATTTAAACGCAAAAGTGTACAAGGCAAACGGCTTTATGAGAATCCGTATGGTGATCCTGTACCTAGCGTTACAACAATTCTAGACAAAACAAAACCACGTGAAAAAGTTGAAGCATTAAACAACTGGAAAAAGCGTGTTGGCGAAGAAAAAGCAAAAGAGATTGTTACTGAAGCCGCCAACGTAGGAACTATAATGCACGCTATACTAGAGCATTATGTAAAAAATGAGTCCTATGAAACAGGTAACAATTTAATACATCAGCAAGCAAAAGCAATGGCACAAGAAGTCATAAACAACATTGAACCTGACTTGAATGAAGTCTGGGGAAGTGAGGTTAACCTGTGCTTCCCCAATCTGTATGCTGGTACAACTGATTTAGTTGGTGTATGGAAGGGCAAACCTACCATCATGGACTTTAAGCAAACTAATAAACCTAAAAAACGAGAATGGATTGACGACTATTTCTTACAGGGTGCCGCGTATGCCCTGGCACACAATGAAATGTTTGAAACCAAGATCGAAAATATTGCTATCTTTATGTGTAGCAGAGCAGGAGAGTGGCAACTGTTTGAAGTAGAAGCAGATGAATTTCCAACTTGGGAACTGTCGTGGGCTAAACGCCTTGAGCAATATTATGGCGTTTAATAATAAATACAGTATACGGAGAACAAGAACATGACAGTATCAAAAATACAAGTAAGAAAAGGAAACTTAGCAGACTTACCTATTCTTGACGCAGGTGAGTTAGGTTATGCTACAGACAAAAAACGTTTGTTTATCGGCAACGCGGCGCCAAGCCCAGTTACAGCAAACGGTATCGATGTGGACTTCAGTTTTGGAGTTGACTTAGATAGCCTACGAGGCGTAGACGGTGTTCCTTATCTTGTAACTGTTGATGGTGCCGACGTTAGTGGACAATACACTATTGAAAATGACGGCCAAACTATTCGTTTTGGTACTGCTCCAACCAGTGGTGCCTCCATTCAATTACAGTATAATACAGAACTATTAACTTACATTCCAGACAGAGGAGATGATAATGTTTCTTCTGTTAACCTAGATACAACTGGTGGTGCTGTTACAAATGAAAACATTGCCGCGATTACTGTTGATACTAGTGTACACAATAATATAACTATTCAATACAGTCTTAAAGGTACAAATGTAGGACCACGTATAGGTACAATTAGAGCAGCCATTCAGGGAACTGATATAGTATTGGACGATCAGTATGTTGCCAAGCCACATGCTACAACCAGTACAGTCAGTGATCATGCTTTTGATGCTACTATTGTTAGTGGGTATTTCATATTAAATTATACAACCGCCCTAACAGAAGACGTTACTTTAACATTTCAAAATAACAACTGGTTAGACGCATAATTGAACAATAATGAACATAGTATGGCAACTTAATCCAGACGATCGTCTGAAAGAGTGGAGAAGTTTTCGTAATGATCTTAAAACTTTAACACTACAAAAACAACTTGAAGAAGTTGTATCCTGGTGGAAATTCACTCCACTGGGATCCAATCAGTTAGATATATACGATAACACAGATTGGGACGACCCTTGGGAACTATTGTACAAGGGTAACTTTGATGAGAACAGTGTAGCATTAGGCATGGCTTATAGTTTACATCTTATCGGAGTAGATACAGAAATTTTGTTAGTACAAAACAGACAAGAACATACATTAAATCTAATAGTTTTGGTTGACGAACTGTATATTTTAAACTATACTTACGGAAGTATAGACAAAGTCGATGTTCTGAAAGATTGTGAAATCCTTCAGCGTTGGCCAACAAAAAATTTATTAAAGTAACAGTAAACTTAGTTTGATTGTTATTAAATAGATGAGACATTGGTAAACTAATTATAAGGTAAAAAAATGACACGAGATATAACCGTACTCAAACGAGATGGGTCAAGAGAAGTATTAGATCTGGAAAAAATGCACAAGGTAGTTTTTTATGCTTGTGAAAACATTACAGGTGTTAGTGCTAGTGAAGTAGAAATTCGTAGTCATTTGCAGTTTTACAATGGTATCAAATCAACAGATATTCAAGAGACACTAATTAAAGCGGCGGCAGATCTTATTTGTGAAGAGACGCCTAATTATCAGTGGGTAGCGGGTAGGTTGATTAATTACCACTTGCGTAAAAATGTATATGGCGACTTTACTCCTTGGCACCTAAAAGATATTGCTAAACAAAATACAAGAATGGGATACTATGATCCTCAATTTTTTAGAAGTTATAGCAATGATGAAATTGAAGAACTAAACAGATATATTAAACACGAGCGTGACGAAGATATTGCTTATGTAGGAATGGAACAATTCCGTGGCAAGTATCTTGTACAAAATCGTGTTACTGGTGACATTTTTGAAACGCCGCAGATCTGCTATATGATGATTGCGGCAACATTGTTTATTGATTACCCACGTGAAGAAAGAATGAAGTGGGTGAAAGAATATTATGATGCTATTAGTACATTCCAGTTGAGCCTACCTACGCCAGTTATGGCAGGTGTGCGTACTCCGCAAAGACAATTTTCATCTTGCGTTCTAATTGAAACTGATGACAGTCTAGATAGTATTAATGCTACTAGCAGTAGTATTGTAAAGTATGTAAGTCAAAAGGCTGGTATTGGAGTAGGCGCAGGTAAAATTCGTGCCATTGGCAGTCCTGTGAGGAATGGTGATACAAGCCATACAGGTGTTATTCCTTTTTATAAACTATTTCAGAGCAGTGTTAAAAGTTGCTCGCAAGGTGGTGTTCGTGGCGGTGCCGCCACACTTTACTATCCTATTTGGCACCTGGAAGTTGAAGACCTGTTGGTACTTAAAAACAATAAAGGCACAGAGGACAACAGAGTTAGACACCTTGACTATGGCGTACAGTTTAACAAACTAATGTATGAGCGTCTACTCACAGGTGGTGATATTACATTGTTTAGTCCTAGTGATGTTCCTGGTTTATATGAGTCGTTCTTTAATGATCAGGATGAGTTCAAGCGTCTTTATGAAACAGCAGAGCGCAATACACACATTCGTAAAAAGCGTGTAAGTGCCCAGGAACTTTTTTCGTCATTTATGGAAGAGCGCAAGAACACAGGCCGTGTTTACTTAATGAATGTAGACCATGCTAATACACATGGTGCGTTTGACGAGAAGGTTGCTCCTATCCATCAGAGTAACTTGTGTTGTGAGATTGACTTGCCTACTAAGCCACTTAACCGTATTGATGATCCAGAAGGTGAAATTAGTCTATGTACATTGAGTGCTATTAATTGGGGACTTATTAAAACACCAGGCGATTTTGAAAGACCATGTACACTAGCAGTGCGTGGACTAGATGCTTTGCTAGACTATCAAAAATATCCTGTTCTGGCCGCTGAACTAAGCACAATGAAGAGACGCCCTGTAGGTATTGGTATTGTTAACTTTGCTTTTTGGCTTGCTAAAAATGACACTACATATCAAGATCCAAACCTAAAACTTGTTGACGAGTGGGCAGAAGCATGGAGTTATTATCTAATTAAAGCAAGTGCTGACTTAGCAGTTGAAAAAGGTGCTCCTAGTGGAATTTGTGAAACAAAGTATGCCCTCGGCATCACACCAAACATGACGTACAAGCAAGAAGTTGATGAACTTGTGCCACATGTTGAGAGACAAGATTGGACTGGGTTGCGTAAGCAACTACAGGAAACTGGCATTCGCAACAGTACACTAATGGCACTGATGCCTAGTGAAACAAGTGCACAGATTAGTAACAGTACAAATGGTGTTGAACCACCACGTGCTTTTGTTAGTGTCAAGCAAAGTAAAGACGGAGTTCTTAAACAAGTTGTTCCTGGTTATCCACGTTTAAAAAATAAATACGATTTGTTATGGGATCAAAAGAGTCCAGAAGGTTATCTAAAAATTATGGCTGTGTTACAAAAATACATTGATCAGGGTATCAGTGTAAACACTAGTTACAATCCTGTATTTTTCGATGACGAAAAGATTCCATTGTCAACAATGCTACAGCATCTTGTAATGTTCTACAAATACGGCGGTAAGCAGTTATATTATTTTAACACCTATGATGGCCAGGGTGAGATTGAATTCAAGGAGGAAGTTGAACTTGCTCCTGGCGCAGATGACGATGGTTACTGCGAAAGTTGTGTAATTTAAGGGGAAACAGATGTCTGTATTGAATGTTAAACAAAAGAAAAGTCATGTCGAAGCGATGGCGTTTCTAGATGAAGGTCTAGGTATGCAGCGTTATGACACATTGAAGTATAAGCAGTTTGATAAACTAACTGATAAACAATTAGGTTTCTTCTGGAGACCTGAAGAAGTTGATGTGAGTCGAGACAGTAAAGACTTTAAAGATTTAACAGATCATGAACAGCATATTTTTACTAGCAACCTAAAGCGTCAAAT